CCCCTGCATTCGGGAGGCAGGGGCCGGAGGTTCGAATCCTCTCTCCCCGACCAATGATTTCAATGACTTAGCGGAAAAAGAGGCAGGGGTCGGAAGGTTCAATTGAACCTCCTGGGGCCTATAATTGGCCTTAAATATGAACGTTTCTGCCAATTTGGGGGACCACTGCCTCTCGAGAGGCAGTTCTCCCCCCCTTACCGGCAAAGCGCCTCCCAAGCCGCGTTATGCTCGGCGATCTGGCGCTCGGTGCCGGCGGTCAGCACATCCGACCGCGACGGCTTGATAATTTGAAACGCGACGCACGACACGTCAGTCGCGGTATTGGTCAGCGCGCACCCGGTCAGCGTTAATGCGAGCGCTATTTGCGCGGCGCATCTTGTCCAGCTGCTCGGCATTGTACTCTCCCTCAGCCTCGCGCTTGCCGGCCTCGATCAACTGTCGCCGGCTCCACCATTCGGATAGCGCTCGAAAGATCCCGGCGATCTGACCAATGGCAGACAGCCAGCTAGACATCATCGGCGTTTCGGTTTTTGTAGACGTTGAGGCTGAGCCAGTTGAGGATCTGGAGCACGATGCCCAGCACGTTATTGTCGGCCTTGGTCGGCGTCAGCGCGGTGATGCCGTTCGCAGCAGCGATAAGCGTGGCAAGGGCCGCGACCCAGGCTCCGGCCTCGGTGCTGGTCGCCAGCGATACAAATTCCTGCATGTTAAGTCTCCTCGTAGAAACGGTGCCGACCGATCGTCGTGATGAAACGCATGCTTTCCGCATCGCTCCAGGCCGGCCTGATAGATGTCGTGTGATAGTGGGTCGGGGTCTCGCCGACGCCATGACGCAGCGCCTGCGTTAAATTCTCCAGCGCGCGAAGAAACTCAGGCTCGTCAGGCTGCAGGCTCTCAACGACGCGCCTATTCGGGTCTCGGGCGTTCCAGCAGCTGTACTGCCACGGCTTCTTCGCGACCGTCCCTAGCGTGCTGCCCCACCATCCGCCTCGCTGCGCGCGGGTGATGATGGTCGCCGCCACCCAGCGCTGACCTTCGTCGCTCTCGCCTCGAGCCTCGCCGAAAATAGTCCTTGCCGCCGTCTGCAAGTCGCCCATGCTCGGCACGATCGTCATTCCTGGCCCTCCCGCACTGCGCGGATAAGTAGCACCGCAAGGCTCTCGGCCTGCTCCGGCGTCAGCTCCCAGCGCCTGCCGTTTGACGTGACGTGGATGCACTCGTCCACGCGATCGACCTGCACGTTGACCAGCTTCTTGTCACTCATTCGGTTCTCCGCCCTGCTCAGCGTTGGCCCAAGCGCAATTCCCGTCTGGATAGACGAGCAGCAGCTCGACCCCCGCCCTCGCCTGATCAGCTGACAAGCGTCGGTGGCTGCTGCCCGCGTAGTCCGTCGCGCGGACCTCGATCAGCGTCACCGACGCAGGTACAACGCCGCGCCGCTTGACGGCCACCAGGTCACAGAGGCTGTGGCTCCCCCAGGCCGTGAAACACTCGAATTTTCGGCGCGATAGCCATGCGATGGCGATCGCCTCGGCGGCTTTGCCGGTGGCATGCGGCCCATAGCCAGCATCACCGGAGGTGGTCATATAACCACGCGCTTCCCCCGCCTATAGCGGCGAGGAGCGCCCCCAAGCGGAGCATGACGAAGAAGCCGCCACGCCCCATATGGAGCGCCTTGGTGAGCTGCTGGCAGTCCTCGCGGATCGCCTTGATGTCGTCTCGCATGTCGACGATGGCCTGCTCGGCTTTGGCAAGCCGATCTCTTTCCTCGGGGGTCATGACGGTTTACTCCTAGTCAGCTTCTCTGCGGCGAGGCCGGCGTCCAGAGGGCACGCCAGCCCATCACGGCGCACCATGACGATCGTCCAGGTGCCTGTCTCGGCGCTCTCAAACAGCACGATCATGTAGCCGCGCGCGGACATGCCCCGCCATGTCGGCACCTCGCCGTGGCTGCGCTCAAGCTTCTCCGCCGCTTGGGCGAGATCCATACACGGGTTTTGCGCCATCGCCGCAGGCGTAAAAAAAGCCGCCCAGAGAGCGGCTGCTGCGGCGAGAGCGCGGGAGGTCATTATCGCTGCCCGTAGTTAGGATCGTCCTGTGGACTCACAGTGATGTAGAGGCCGCGCCGGCTAGCCGTCCCCAGGCTTGTCACTGAGCGCAGGATCTCTTCCAGCGCCCTGCCCCTGTTCTTGCTTGACGCCATCTGCTTGATCAGGTCAATGCCTTTCGGATCGTCAGCCAACAAGCGGCCCACCGCGCGGAAGAATGCTTGCTCGCCCATGCCGTCAACGGCCTCGCGCATTCTTTTGACGGCGGTCAGCGGCGCAATGTTCATGGCTTGTCGCGTTCTCGACATTGCCTCTCCGCCTTCAGCGGCTGTCCGTTGGAAAGGCTGCGTCACGCTGTTATCTGCAAGGTCCGTCGCGCCGGTGGCCTTGAGCACGCGCATAAACTCCCGCATGCCATTCATAACACCATCGCGGCTCTGGCCTTGGATGTCGGCTAGCGTGTGGGCAAGCTCCTTCATCACCTCCTGCTGGCGAGGAGTCGAAAAAATGCTGTCCGCGAAATTAGCCCCGGCGGTCACGCTGGCGGTCTTGCCCTTCGCCGCTTTCATGTTTTCAAAGAAGCGCTCCATCCTCTTCTCGAGCGCTAGTCGCGCGAAGTTGCGGACCAGATCCTGACGGGCCGACTGCTCCGTCGCGTTTGGCCCAGTGCCTCGGAATGTGACGCCAAGGTCGCCTGCCGCGTCCCCGCTTTTCCCGATGCCAAACGCAGGGCTCGCGTTCAGCTTGTCGATCACGGGCTGCACTATCTCGTCGCTGCCCTTGAGCATCACGTTGAGAATACGGCGCACTTCCGGGCCTGTGATCGTCTCGACGCCTATGTTCACGTCACCGATAGGCGCGGGCAGGATCAGGTCCACGATCTTGTTGGCATTGACGCGAGCGCCTTTCGCGACTTGCGATCCCCCCCGCTGTTCAGCCAGCGTGGCAATGCTGGCCTCGAACGATTGAGGCCCAATCAGCGGATCTTGCGTGACGGCGCGGCGAGCATCGACCTTGTCGCCAAACTCTGGCAAAACGGCCCGATCGATATCCATTGCCTCCTTAAAGCGGGGGTCGGCCTCTTCCAGCAAAGCTCTCAGCTCGTCGTTAAGCGGCCCAAGCGCCGCGCGCGCCTCGCCACTCTCTGACGTGTTAAGAGCCTCGCGCATTGCTTTATAGGTGCCGTGCAGGTCTCCGACATTCAGGCGGGGAACCATTTCAACGACACCATCTCCCGTTTCCGGGTCTGCCGATCGCTGGCGACGCTTCAGTCCATCCACGAACTGCCTAGCCAAGGACGAATAGTCTTTGCCGGCGGCGGTATCAAGAACGCTTTCAGCCTGCTCCAGCAGGTTGTCGTAATCGTCAATATTGATCTCTGTGTTTGCGGCAGCCCTAAACAAGCCTCGAGGGCCTGTTGTGCGTGCCACCAAGCGCTGGCGGCCTTGAGCGATGTCTTCAGCCATCTGCCCAGCGACACGCGACGGAACCGTTCTCAGGCCGCTTGCCGGCGGCTGCCCCGTCAAGTCGTCGATATAACGCCGAATAGCGGGTGCCACAACGCCTTCAGATAGAAACGCTTGCCCTGGCGCGGCGAGGCTTGGCCCGCTTGGCGCGCTTGACATGAGCGGCTCAATGTTACTGCGACCAATGCGGTTTGCGACTACATTCACGGCCTCGGGAGCTTGCCCCATGGTGCGCGCCTGCTTCAGCAGTCTCTCGGCCCCGGCATCTCCGGTCACGTCTTTGATCGCCTCGCTGGCGTTGATGGGCACGCCATATTGCTGCCCCAGTTCCATGAGCTTTTGAGCGCGTGAAAGACCGGCGACATCAAGATCACCTTCTGGCGTTTTAGGCATGCGCTCGGCAATGATGGCGTTCGGATCTTTGCGCAACGCGCCGGTGGCTGCTTGCCCACCAAGCGCCGTCACCAGTCCGGCGAGCGGCCCATATTGCGCGGTAGGTCCGCCGATCTCTTGGAATGTTTGGTCCACCGCTCCAGCCACTGCCGGAACAGTCTGCGACGTAAGCGCTCGGCCCCCCGCTCGCAGATACTCGCCAGCCCGCGATGTTGGCGCGGCTTGACCCATATCTCGAAACTGACGCGTGGCGGCTTTTGCTGCTGACGTTCCGCTGCGCAAAAGACCTGCCGCTCCGCCAGCGATCGCGAACGGGCTGACATATTCGCCGATCGTCTGCGCGAACCTGCCCGGTGCCGTGGCCGGCTTTTCGTTGATAAATTCCCTCAAGCCCCCTGGCACGCCGGCATTTTCGAGATCCGTCAGTCCAGCGTCTATAAACTGCCGCCCTCCTTCAAGACGCGTCCCCTCAAAGACATTGGCGTCCAGCCCCGTCAGGGCCTCCACCATTGCGAGGATGTCGCCAGGAATGCCGGGGATGCTCGCCGTTCCCATCAGCATGCCGCGCACCGCCGCGAGCGTTGCGTCTTTCAGAACAGGCGGTTCAGCAGTTGCGGCGTTAGCGGCATTTACTAGCTTGTTTATTTCTTCCTTCGTAAGACCCTCCATGTCAGTTCCTCCTTCGAATAGCGGCGTCAGCCTCGGCGACATCCGCAGCCACAGTCTTCTCAGCCTTTTGGTTTTCTTGCAGCTGCTTTAATACAGCGGAAAAATACGGCAGCCTGGCTGCGCCCTGTTTCTCTTGCTCCGACAAGCTCCTCCACCATTCCGCGACGGCAATGCCGTTTGGCAGTTTTTCACGAAAAACCGTTTCGGGTATTGCGGAGGTGGGCACGTTCCCAAACTGGGCACCATGCGAAAAACTTATTGCCGGCAGGTCGGCCTTAATTGTCTTCACGACGTCTTCGGTCAAAACGCTAAAGAACGGCGCGCGAACATTGTCAAGAAACCTTTTTGCTCGGGCATCTTGCCTTTCTTGTAGAGAAAGCCGCGCCCGCATGGCGACCAGTGCCGATCGCTGTAGGGAGTCGGCGAATGTTTTGCTGAACGGCTTTCCGACAAAGCTTTTCAGAATACCAATTTGCAATTGCTCCGGGTAAGACTGCCCTGCCGAAATGCTTCTGGCCTCCTCTTCTGTGACTTGCTTGCCCGGCTCCACGATGTTGAAATAAGACTTGATCGCGCCCACCGCCGAGACCGACGTGTTTTGCTTCACGTTCTCGAGCAGCGTTTCATAAGCCCCGTAAGCTCTCTCAAACTCCCGCGCGTCCTTGTTGTATTCCGTATATATCGGCTGCGCGGCTTTTTGCGTTACTCGCGGGTCGCCATATTCCGCGATCAGCTCAAAGGCCTTAGCGGCCATTTCACCGTCTTGCAGACGGCGGGCCTGTTCGATCATCGCAAGCGCGTGTTGCCGCACGCCATCCGGCAGGGTCTGGGCAAGGCTCGGCGGCTCTGCCTGTCCCGAGAGCGGCACGACCTCGCCCGCGCTTGTCATCACCGTCGGCTGCTCTGGCGCTCCCGCCAAACGCTCAACGGCCAGCTGATCAGAGGCCGGCATGGTTACGGTCGGAGCAGGCGCTGCGCCAGGGTCCATCGCGAACGCCTCTTGGGCAGACGGATCAAGGCCCGGCGGGGGAAGCTCCTGCGAGGCGACCTCGGCCACGGGAGCGGCTTTGACGGCAGGGCCGGGCATGCCGCGCTGAGACCGCGCTCTGTTGTTGGCTTCTGTTGCCGCCCGTGAGCCTCTGTCTAATCGCTCCTCGAGCTTTGCCAGCGTGCCGCTGTCGCCAAAGTATGCCTCTCGTCGCGCTTCTTCCAACTTCTTCTGGTTAAAGCTCTGTTGAGCATCTCGCATCTGCAAGTCAAGCAGGTTCGCTCTCTGCGCTTGCAGGCCTGCCTCGCGCTGGGCCTGGGCCATCTGGAGCAAATTCTGGCCGAGCGCTTGAGCGCCCTCGCCGAGCCCGCCCAGAGCGTCAGGCGCTTGCCCAAGCGACGGAGCCGGAGCCTGTAGGCGCTGCGCTTGCCCCTGCGGCGCGAGCAGGCCGAGGTTGACGTAAGCCATCGGCTGCCGGAGCAGGCCGGGTGTCGCCATTGGAACTTGTGTCGCCATCATCAGCCTCCGCTACCCGCCGCGCCGGCAGCGCCAAACAGACCCACGCCTTGCGGCCCGAGGCCAGCCGCCAGAGAGCCTGCGCCAAGCAACAAGCTGCCGAGGTTGAGGCCTTCCTTGCGGATCGGAGCGCGCGAGGTAGACCCCATCGGCGTCTGACCCAGGATGCTCTGGCCCACCGCCAGCTGCGCGAGCGGATAGTTCTGCTCCTCAAGGAACTGCCGATAGGCGAGATCGAGGTTGCTCTGCGTCATGCCCTGCTCGGCAGCGCCAGCTTGCAGGAGCGCGTTGATCTGCCCCATGCGAGCGGCGTCCTGCGCCTGCTGGGCCGCGCCAAGCTGCCCCGCCGCTCCCCGCCGCATTTCAGCCGATGCCATCTGGTTGGCGATGTCCTGCTGGCGAAGCTGCTGGGCGTTTGAAAAACCGGCTTGCCTGAGCTGAGCCGCCGTGTCTGCGGACTGCTTGGCGTATGCCTCGTTCGTCAGCGCAGCCTGCACGCCGGCGCGAGATCCGCCGAAAGCGCCAGCCGCCACGGCTTGATCATTAACGCCCTGCTGAGCCATCTGCCGCGCGCGGTCAATGTCAGCCAGCGATCGTCTGACGACCATGTCCTCGTATGGGTTGTTGTACGCGTTGAGATCAGAGCCCGCGATCTGACCGCCCTGATACCCGGCGAGATCCTGCGCCACGCTTGCGCCATAATCGCCCGCCGGCTGAAACCCCGCCAGCTGATCGAGGCCCTGCTGCTGCCGCTGCGTGAAGTCGGCGATCAGCGGGGACTGATAGCTGACATAAGGGCGGTTTTGCAGCGTCGCAGCGGTCGCTAGTTGCCCCTCAGCGAATTTGCGATACGGCTCCGGGACCTCCGTCGTCGTCGTCGCCGTCTTGGTTCCGCCTTTGCTCATGTCCGCAGCCCCTTCCTTAGCGCTACTCCGGCCGCGGTAAAACCGCGACCAGCCATCACTCTTCGCCAGCCAGGTCGGCCAACGATCTCCATCCGCTCGGCGTTATTCGCGCGAGCCCAGTCCTCAATGTCGTCATACATCCGCAGACACTCAGACATGTCGCCGCTCGCCAGCCAAACGCGGCAGGCCCGGCCTGACAGCGGGTACTCGTAAAATTCGGTGATGATGTCCGATCGGTCGCCCTGCCACCAGTTGGCCTCACCGCCCTTCACCGCCTGCGCGACATGCTCGAGCGCGTGCGTGTCCCCGGCGAAATTCAGCGCCCGTTGCAGTCGATCCAGCCTGTCCATCAGCGCCCCTGTTGATCCTCGATCAGCGTGCCCAGGACATTCGCGACATCGGCGACCGTAGCCGTTGAAGCGTCCAGCGTGCGGGTCGTCGCCGTTGTTGTCACCGTGAACTCGCCGGCCACGCGCTCGCTGCTGCTGTCAAACGCGGCATTGAGCGCGCGCACGAGATCCGCCGCCCAGATCTGCAAGCCATCAGCAGACGAGGGCGGGTCTGGGAAGCGCGCGACCATCAGCGTGCAGCGTCCAGAAGCTCAACATCGAAGCGCATCTTGCCAACGCGCCACGCAAGCTGCGCCGAGTTGCTAGATGCCTTGAACCGCAGGCTGCGGCCCGTGATCCGCGTGTCCACCGTCGTCGTCGTGCTGATCACGTCATTGATCGCACCGGCGGTCTCGGTGCCTTGCGGGTAGATCTTTGAAAAGAATTGCAGCTTGAGCGCGTTTGACGCGTCGCTGTCGGTCAGCAAGAAGTCCGGTATTGCCTGCCGGATCGCGTACAGGTTCTCGCCCTCGTCGATATAGGCCCCGCCCGTCTCGATCGAGTAGGCCAGCGGGTTTCCATCATCCCCGGCGCCGGGTATCTCGTGGTTATAGATATTGCCAGAGCTATCGACCCCGATCGGGTTAAGCTCGATCGATCGGTCGATCATGGCGGTGCGATCAAGCTCGCCGATCCACCAAACGTCAGCTCCCTCCTTGTACGACCAGACGACGACGCGATCGACCTCGGTGCTGCCGGCGCTCGGATACAGCCAGCCGACCTCGCCAAACTCGGCATTGCAGAAGCCGACGATCTTTTGGCGCTGCGCGAGGTTCAGCCCCGGCCCCAGGTCGTCGTTGAACACATGCTTGGCGACGGGACACGGCAGGCTGCGGACCACGCCGTCGTAATATTGAAATTGACCATCTGCCATCCACGCGACAAATGTGTCGCTGGCCGCAAAAGCCTGCTGGCCGAGGATCGGGGCCGCTTCCGCCAGCTTGGTCAGCTGGAAGACGAACGCGCCGCCGATATGGCGCAGTGAATAAGCCGCCGTATCAGTCCAGACCACGATCTCGGCCTTGGTCCTCGATGCCGCGCGGATCTCGCTGCCGTCCAGCAGCCGGACATCTCCCGCATCATTGGTCGAGGCAGCAGTCCAGGTCGTGAGCGTGCCCTGCGCTGCCCAGCGGATCTTCATCGGGTCGTCATCCGCACCAAATGTGATCAGGTGCCGGCTCTGCGGGTTCACGATGATAAAGTTGCACGGCGGCGCGTTGGTCACCTCAGCAGCCCTGGTCGAGACACCGTTTGTCGCGTCCCATTGATAGATCGAGCCCTGCTGTCCTGGCGCACACAAGGCGTCCTCGCCATAGGCTTGAATGCTCCAGACGCGCGGAGCCAGTTCGATCGTCGAGCTTGAGCGCGCCGTGTTCCAGGTGCTCTGCCCATACCCGCCGACGCCGTAGCCGTACTCGAACGTGCCGTCAGCCTCGCCGTTCACCAGGACGCCGCGCGCTGTCATGCTCGCGCCACCGCCCGTCGTGGTCGAAGTCGCCGCCGAGGTCGCCTCGTAGGTGAACGTGTTGGCATCCACGACCGTGGCGACAGAATGCTCGCCGTCGATCGTCAGGCCGCCGACCGTGCCGCTCGCGCCGTCCAACACCACGCGCTGACCAACGACCAGTTGGTGCGCCGTCGCTGTGACCGTCACCGTGGCATCGGTGTCCGTCGTCGAGATCGGGTCAGTGCCGAGAGGGATCGCCGCTGCCGCGAAGGGCGTGATGTCACTAACGACGCCGCCTTGCAGCACTTGCAGGTGGCTGTGCGTGCCGGCAAAGACGTTGCGCGTGCCGTCTAGCTCAGCCGACGACAACAGCGTTCGCGCCTTCCCGGTAAACGTGTCTTGCGTTTTCTTCTGCCACCCGCCGATCGTCTCGGCCTTGCTGTTGTAAAAACGCACAAGCGATCCCGCTGTGTAGCGGAAGGGCGCATCGACGCCGGGTGCGTCGTCGGTGAAGATACCGGGCCTTGGCTCGAAGCTGACGAAAGTCATGCCGGCGCTCCTACCGCAAGATCACCGCATGAGCTTCCCAGGCCGAGCACGCGACGCCGGAAGTGCTGGTGTCCAACTGGGCGAGAAACTGAAACTCCATGCCGCGATCGGTTGCGCCGATCGCCTTGTCCGCGAGGTTGAACATGCAACTCGCCGACAAAGGTGTGTACGTCGATCCGGTGCCACGGCGTTGATAGACCGCCTCGTAGGGGTAGTAGCCGCTGCTGCCGGGTGACCCGCTTTGCTGCTGGATGATCGCCGAGCACAGCGTCGTGGACGCGATGGACGCACTCAGGAACAAATTTAGGGAAATTGACACAAGCTCAGTTCCGGCAGGAAAGACGATCTTGTTGTTGGCCGCATCCGCCATCGAAAGCGGGTCGTGCGTTACGTCGCCAGCGGCAAAAGTCAACAGTACCTCGTTCGTCGTCGACGCCAGCGAGACCTCGGTCTCGGACGCGATCGTCACCGCCGGCATGATCGACAAGGGCTCGACATTGGTGCCGTTGCATCTCACCCAAACTGGCCGCGTGCTCGCCGGGATCACCACGCCCGTGCCGCCGCTCGTCTTGACCGTCACGCTGTATTGATAGGCGGTCGCCTGCGTGCAGCTGTTGGTGACGCAGTACAACTTGGACTTGGCCGGCACGATGACATTGCAGTCAGCCGTGATCGTGCCAGACAAAGCTAGATGGCTCGCACGCGCTTGGTTGGCCGAGTAGTCCGTCGTCGTCAGCGTCACGTCGCTCGAGGATAGCGTGATGCTGGTACTGCCGGCGACAGAAGCCTCGATGAGATCCAGCTGCGTGTTGAGGACGGTGCCCCAGGCGTTGTTGTTCGCCCCGGTGTCCTGCTTTTCCAGGCCGAGGATGGTCGTGGCGGTTGACATTTTTTATCTCCAAACGACAACGGCGGCGGTGGATGCTGCCAGGGCAGCGCCGATCAGAAGCTCGACAAACGGGAACGAGGGCGGGCGGCCCCTCTCGTAAAACAGCTTGCTTTCCAAAACCCAGGCCCAAGGCGCTCCCACCGTCAGAAGTGCCGTCGGCAGGGACAGCCAGAAGTCGATGTAGCCAAAGCATGCAGCCGCCGGAATGAACTGCGCGAAGCGCATGTGCAGCCCGCAGAGGTCGCGAGCGAATGAAGACTGCTCGCTCCAGATCAGGCTGCGGAGCCAGTGGCCGGTCTCGTCGTCGGGCTTGCTATCTCGCCCGAGATCCATTTGTCTGCCCCAGCCATCCGCCTGGGCCGCGAAAAACGCGATAAAACCGAGGGCCAGCGCGACGGCGTCAGGCCAGTCGATGCCCGGCCAGAGGCTGGCGACGAAAGCCAACGTCATAGCCAACGGCGTCGCCAGGAGCGTCAGCCAGCGGGTCGTGCCGAGCCGCAGCGGCCAATGCTGTTGGCGGTATAGACTTCCTCCACGATAAGCCCATGTAATGCAGAGAGGAAGGGATAAAAGTAAGATTAAGAGTTCCATCAAGTGTTGGGCAACTCGGCATTGGGCGGTGTAAATGTGGCCGTGTATCGAGCCAAACCGTTTGTGATCCTCAGATCATCTATCCAGCCGTTCATGTATCTGCTGGGGGATGTTAAATGACCAACCGTGAACAGATTGGAGTTTTCGTTGAGGATCGCCCCACTGATAACTGTCGTGTCCTCCAGTACCCCGTCGAGAAAAACCCTAAAACTAGTGCCTTCCCGTGTAGCAGCGCAGTGATACCATTGGCCGGTCGTTAAAGAGGTGGTGCTGATACCAAGTTGCTGCCACGATGTGACGTACCCATATAACCGCAGCTTGTTTCCGCTGGAGACATCAAACATCCATCCACGAGCAGAATCTGTCACCTGGTTGGCTATCACGTGGAACTGGCCGGTAGCGTTTAATCTCACCCAGGCTTCGATTGTGAAATCTCCGACACCGAAATTGAAGTCAGCACTATTAGGGGCGGTTATATAATCTCCCGTCCCATCGAACAGCCCTGACGCTCCGCCGAATTTGTATTGCGCTGTGTCGATCTGGGCGTTGCCTACGGCGGTGAATGTGCGGGCTGCGTCGCTCGAATCCGTAAATGTTGTGCTGCCGTCTGATCCGTTCATGTGCAACATCACAACGGTACTGGCTGGGCCGCTATTAGGGAACGCGGATGCCGGTACCGTAAATGCGGAGGTATATCGCGCCACGCCCCTGGTAACCCGCGCCTCATCGATGTAACCCTTGGCGTATTTTATACTGCTCCAGCCATTGTCGACTGCGGCTCCGACCCACAAAGGGCCATTGACCGAGGGTTTCGGCGAGTAGGACGATGTAGTCGTACTCACAAGAGCACCGTCTACAAATGTGCGAAAGGCGGTGCCTTGTCGGGAAATGGCAATGTGCGCCCAAGTATTATCCGAGATATAGTCTCGGAAGTTTGGCGTCGGTATCTGGACAAGCCCAGCGCCGCCCACATCATAAAATTGAAGATAGAACGTATTTGAGGTATAGAAATATCCGACAACCCAGCCATTTTGTGCCGTTGACCCCGCACAACTGATAAGTCCTTGATGCTGCCCAACCGTGCTGTCCGGGCGATAGAATAGCTCTATAGTAAAATCATCTGCTCCAAAGTCCCAATCAGTTGAGTACGGCGCGGAGACATAGTCCCCAGTTCCGTCCACTGCCAGCGCGCCCGTCCCGAATTTTTTCTGCGCCGTGGAAATCGCCGCGTTACCGACTGCGGTTATAGTTCTCTCTGACTTGGAATTGTCGGTAAATGTCGTACTAGCGTCCGTTCCGTCGAAATGCAACAGCAGCGTGACGTTGGCCCACTCAGGGTCTCCTAGTGTCGGCCAAATCCCCCCGCCCTGCGCTTCCTGGGCCTCGGCAAGGGACCAGACACCAGACGCCTCAGAGGTGGTGGGCGTGTTCGCAGGCCCGACGATCCCGCCGTTCCCGGCCATTAGCTGATTTCCTCGAACGAGCAAACCGCCTCAAGGTCGCCAGTTGCATTTGCGGTTAGACGGAGGGCGTCGCCCTCCAGCAGGTACAGCGGCTTGCTCAAAACATCCAGGCTGGCATCAGCGGGGACCACGACCGTCTTGGCGATATGATAAGCGGTACTCGATCGAAATAGGTCAACGGTTACATCTGCGTTATTCGTTCCGTCGATATTCGAGACGACGAGCAGGTTGACCTTGTAGATTTTACCGGACGCCGCAGCATTCGTGACGATCGCTGTGGCTGACGTGCCGACCGCTTGAACGGCGGTGTTGCCGTTGATGGTCGCGACATTGACGATGTTTGGGTTAGCCATGTGCTAGCCTCCAAAAACGATCGCGAGGGCGATGCTTTTCCCGGCGGAAATGCCGCCGTTGTTGTCTACATATTGTTTCGTCGCAGCCTTTAGGGCCGCGTCAGGATCTCCAGCCAGCACTAGGTCGCCGGTCATCGTGCCGCCCGCCAGGGCGAGGTAGTCAGCCGCCGCAGCCGTCGCCATCGTGCCCAGCCCAAGGTTGGTGCGTGCCGCCGAGGCCGTGGAAGCGCCCGTGCCGCCATCAGCCACCGCGAGATCAGTGATGCCCGAGATCGACCCGCCCGTGATCGCAACCGAATTGGCCGCTTGGGTCGCTATAGATCCAAGGCCGAGGTTGGTGCGCGAGGTCGAAGCCGAGGAGACATCTGACAGGTTATTTGCCGCAGTCAAAACGCCTTCGGCAGATATATATGCAGCGACCCAGGAGGAGCCGTTGTATACCTTCATCGCATTCGCGACGGTGTCGAAATAGAGATCCCCCGTGTCCAGGCCGGTGGTCGGAGCGGTCGCTGACGCGCCGTGATACTGGCCCTGGAAAGTCGCCAGATCCGCTGCCGCCGCCGAGGCAGATGCCGCCGAGGCCGTCGCGCTTGTGGCCGAGGCCGTCGCCGAGGTCGCGCTGGCGGTGGCGCTAGTCGCGCTATTGGTGGCCGAGGTCGCCGACGCCGTCGCGCTGTTGGCGGCGTCCGTTGCGCTGGTCGCCGCTTGATCAGCCAAGGACTGGCTGATGGCGCTCCCGCCGGAGATGTTTGTCCAGGTGGTCATACGACATTCCCCCCAGGCGTCACGCGCAGGCTGCCGCCGGCATGCGTCGATGACTTATTCGCGGTGTTGGCCACCCGCACGGCCTCGTCGAACAGAGCCTCGAAACGCTGCAACGTCTTCGCGTCCAGCAAATAGTTCTGCATCTCGACTAGCGAGCCGTAGAGGTAGACGCGCGGGAAGTCGGTCAGCACCGCGTTTTGCGTTTGGCTGTCCGACAAAGCCGGCACCTTTTGGTAGTAGCCGATCTCGGCCGTCATCGACCCGCTCGGGGCCGGCATCAGGCGCAGCTGTGAGCCGACGATCGTGAACCCGCTGGGCTGGCCAGCGCCGCCGTAAGGGAACTGCTTGTCAAGCGCGATCGGGCTGTAATAGTCAAGCACCGTCGTCTTGCTGTTGGTCAGCTTTACCTCGCGAGCCTCGATCCAGTCATCGGGCAGATCCAGATACTCGGCGGCGTCCGTTGTGGCGCGCGCGACCATCTGGCGAACGCGCAGCTTCGCGTTGATCCGCTCCTCGGCAAGCGCGATGAAGTCGGGGATCTGCGTCGTCAGATCAGTGCGGTTCCCCCACTCCGCGACGGCGGTCTTCAGCTCTGCGTATGTCGAGATGGCCATGTTACGTCACCAATTGCAGCTTGGGCTTGTCAGGCTCGACGGCCTCGTCAGCGGCCAGGGTGTAGGAATAGGGGCCGATATGCTGGACATGACGGCTCAGATCGGCATCGCAAAAGACCTTGACGCCAGCCGCGCGCAGCTTGCGGCCAAACGTGACATCCTCGCCGTAGCACCGAGCATTCGTCGGCGGTATCGGCTCGAAAGCAAAGAACGGCAAGTCGATCGCGTCATAGGCGCTCATCGAGACCAACATCAGGCCAAACCCCATATGCGCGACCTCGATCAGCCCCGTCGAGCCAGCGCTCAAGGGGCGCTCATCAAGCGTCGAAGCGGTCGGGCGAGCCTCGGGCTCCTTGCGGGCATAATTAACACCCACGACATGCTTGCCGTGGTTCAGCAGCCTATTGAGCGCGTCCTTGGGGAACCGCATGTCGCTGTCGACCCAGAGCATATGCGTCGCGCCGTACTCGTAAGCCTCGGAGACCAGCTTGTGCCGGATCTCGGGCAGGATCGAGCCCTGTGCCGCGATCAGTCTTGCCTCTTTGGCGAAGGGCGCGCTGGACGCCTCAAAGTGTTGCAACATCTCGGCGATCGAGACCGCCGTTGCCGTGACCAAGTGGCCGGTGTTCGGGACCGCCACCAGGATCTTGATGCCTCGGTCGCTCAAAGCTGGCCCTCCCAGACGCGGAAGTCGCGATGGTCTGGATCATTGGCCCAGCGCTTCCAGGCGCGCCGGTCGTTGAACCAGCCCTCCTGGTAGGATCGTTGCAGCACATCCTCGGGGATGATCGCGGCCAGCCGCATGTCCTTGTGCAACGGCTCGTGATCGTTCAGATCGCGCAGGGCCTTGGCGCTCTCGCGCAACGCGCCGGCATCAACCTCAACGCCAATGTGCAGGTCGTCGCCATCCACGATCGTGACATTGCGGGCTGTTGGCGAGAAAGCCTCGCGAAACGTCTGCTTGTGGGACATGAACGCTCCAAAAGAAACGGGGGCGGCTCGCCAGAGCCGCCCCCGCAGGGTCGGCGGGTTGTGGGAGGAACCCGCCTCAACGCGCTTAAGACGTGGTCAGGTCAGCCACGACGCCATGAGCGGCTTCGTTGCGGACTTCAAGCGTCCACTCAGCGCGGAGAAAGCGGGTCTCCGCGTCGCCGGTCTTGGCAAGCTCCTCGACCGCGAAAGGCCGCAGGTAAGCGACGGCCGCGTATTCCGGCGAGAGCACGAACGCATCGCGAGCCCGCTGGAAGCGGTTGGCGATCACCTTCAGATCACCAAAGTCGGACGCATAAAGCGCCGCCGCACCCTGGATGCGATCCTCGGCAATCATCTGACGAGCAGACGACCGACCCGTGAACCCGGAGACGGTCTGTTTGTTGAAGCTCCCGACCGTCAGCACTTCCGGCCCGCCGCCGTTGTCGAAGACCTGCTGCATGACCGACTTCAGCATGGCCTCGGTAAAGGCCCGCTGCGTGCCGTCAGTCGCACCAGCGGTCGCGGAAGCGGCATCAGCGCCACCCGTGCCACGGCTGTCATTACTGGTGATCCACGAGCCAAGGCCGCGGCTTTCGCGCGCGGTGGTCGCATTACCAGCATTATATCCCTGGTTGGCGGTGATGATGGTCTCCATGTCGCGCTTGATCTCGCGCGAGCGCTTGGCCAGCTGATAGGCAAGCTCGGACGCCCGGCCCGCGTGGCTGACGGCGTCTTGAGTGCCGGTCACGGCCAGAGCCTTGTACGAGATCGTGCAATAGTTCTCGACCCGCGAAGTCGCCGTGGAAGCCTGCGCCGAAACGACGTCGCCTTCCAGCAGGACGTTGGCGGTGGTGTTAGCAGCCAAGGCGTCCGTCTGCCACTCGTGCTTAACAGCGGTCGCCTTGGTCTGCGAGACCGATGAGAGGACGGGTGTATCGACCGGCGAAATATCGTAAATGCTGTCGGTCAGATCTTCCCGGTTGCCCACCGCCGAGTAGGTGGTGAAGGCGTTGGTGATGAGAGCCATGGTGGCCTCCTATTAGACAAAGTTTCGGAAAACAGCAGCCGCGTCACGCATGCTGCCGGTCTTTCGAAGTCTCGATCTGGCCTCCTTATAAGCTCGCTTTTGCGCCCCATCCGGCTCGGCGCGGCCAGCCTGCGAGATCACCGGCGGCTTGGTAGCCAACCGCTTCGCAACATCTGGCGCGGCGCTTTGAGCGCGCACGGTCCTCAACGCATCAGCCGCCATTCGGATCTGACGGTGGTCCCACCAATTCAACATCTCCTGGTCTTTGAACCCGTAATGACGCGCTACCTCTTGGATGTCGGCGGTAAACGCCTTGTAGTGGTCAGGGTCTTTGAGGCCTGGATGATGCTTGGTGAGTGCATTCCACTCGGTGTCCAGCAAGCGCTGATGCAGCTGCTGCGACTCGGCTTGGCGTTGGGTCACAACGCCATCAAGTTGCGCTTGTAGCTGCTGGCGATCCAGAAGCTCTTGGCTCCACGCGTCCTTCTGCGTCAGGTACTCGATCACATCAGTCTCGCGCAGAGCAGCATCTGGCTGCTCAGGCATAGGGCTCGACAGGTACGCTTGGACCTGCTGGGCCCATTGGTCCTGCGCTTGCCGCTCAGGGCTGTGCTGGCTTAGAGCCTGCATCTGTGCTTCGTTAAATGCCGGATCTACCGGCTGCTCGTCGCCGCCCGTATACGCTGTCTTTAACTGCGACAGCGGCACCTGCCGGGTCTCACCGTTGACCTCGACCTCGAAGGTCGGCTCAGCGGCGGCGGCTGGTTCGGGGACTCCTTCAGCGTCTTCCAACGCTGCCTCGTCGCCGGCATCCGCCGGCTGTTCATCGCCTTCGAAGAAGCGGCGCATCTCCTGCGCGGCCTCGTCGATCGTATCGAAAGGGCGTCGCTCGATAGTCGCCTCGTCCTCGATCGGGTCATCAACCAGATCGTTTTCGACCATCTCTGCGGTAGCGTCGCTCATCAGATAAACCTCTGTCTGCCTCTAATTTCCTTGGCCTCTCGGCCATGCAGCCGACCCGTCGCGACATGCGACTTCAGCTGCGCCTTGACCTGCTCGATCACCTTGAGCCCGTCACGCAGGCGCATCACGCCGCGCTCGTCGTCGGTTTTCAGCAGCATGTCCAGATAGGCGGCTGTCAGATCCGCGAAGGCGTTGTGCAGCAACGGATGCTCCAGCAGCATGCGCGCATCGCCCGCGCGCAGGTCAGCTTCCTCTGGCGTCAATGTCAGTTGCTCTCGTCAATGCTTCGGGCGCGGTTGATCGCGATCGACATGCCACGCGACTTGCCCAGTTGCTGGTCGATCGGCACGTCCTC